ATGGTGTGCTGGATACCAAGTTTCAGTTGCCTTGGGAGATGTATAAGAACATGATTCTTATCACCAACAAGGACGGGTTATCACGAATTTCAACACGAATATTAAAGATAATAAATACATAAAAAAAGCTTGTTTTTTACGAAAAAATGTTGTATATTATGTGTATACAATATTTATAGTAGATAAACTATAAATAACAATCTAAACACGGAGAATAACTATGGACATAAATGCCATCAAGTCACGCTTGAGTACGTTACAGAATACAACCTCAACTGCTAATTCATTTTGGAAACCACCTGCTGGTAAGACACAGATTAGAATTACGCCTTATGTTGAGAACAAAGACAACCCATTCGTAGAGTTGTTTTTTCACTATTCATTAGTACCGAATAAAACGGTGCTTTCACCACTTTCCTTTGGACGACCTGATCCAGTTCAACAATTTGCCGATAAGCTTAAATCTACTGGCGATAAAGATGAATGGATTCAAGGTAAGAGAATCGAACCTAAGATGAGAACATTTGTTCCTGTAATCGCTAGGGGAGAGGAATCCGAAGGTGTGAAATGGTGGGGATTCGGTAAAACCGTTTACCAAGAACTTCTTTCAATTATTGCTGATCCAGACTATGGTGATATCTCAGATTCTATGACGGGTCGTGATATCGTTGTGGAAAGGCAAACTGCTGCTGAGGCTGGTAACCAATATGGTAAGACTACCATTCGTGTGAAACCAAATCAGACGGCACTCGTTGAAGACATGGATATGAGTAATAAATTACTTACCGTCCAACCTAACATTGTCGAACTCTACACAGAGCCAGACTTTGAGACTTTAAAAGGGCACTTATCGACCTTTTTAAATCCAAATGGTGAGACAGAGGAATCAACTCCTGAGAAGAAAGAACCAGAAATGGTTGCCTCTCAAGCGTCCTCTAATGTCGAAGACGATTTCGATAAGTTATTTAATTCCTAAATAAAACCGCGGAAAAGGGGTGGATTGGCTTTCCTCCTTTTGTCGTTCATCCCTTTCTGCTCGGAGAAGTTATGTCTAATAAAGATGAATTAGCCGAAGTAATCGCTTCGGAACTAAACAAACAATTTAAATCACATCAAGTTGCTTACTTTCTTGATGGTGCGGAGACAACTCCAACCGATGTTACGGATTGGGTTGGTACAGGCGCTACCATCTTGGATTTAGCAGTATCGAATAGACCAAACGGTGGGTTGGCTGCTGGTAGGATTACAGAGATCAACGGACTCGAAGGTAGTGGTAAATCATTGATTGGAGCTCACGCTCTTGCCTCTACCCAACAGAAAGGTGGTCTTGCTGTATACATAGATACCGAGTCTGCTGTATCAAGTGAATTCTTACAGGCTATTGGGATTGATACCAATACAATGTTATATGTTCACTTAGAGACCGTAGAGGATATATTTGATACCATTGAAACGATTGTTACAAAAATTCGTGAATCGAGTAAAGATAAATTGGTTACGATACTTGTCGATAGTTTGGCTGCTGCTTCCACCAAGGTGGAGATGGATGCTGACTTTGATAAGGATGGGTGGGCTACCTCAAAGGCTATAATTTTATCTAAAGCCATGAGAAAAGTTACCCAAATGATTGCTCGTCAAAAAGTGTGTTTAATATTTACCAATCAGTTGCGTCAGAAGATGGGTGTGATGTTCGGTGATCCGTGGACAACAAGTGGTGGAAAAGCCTTACCTTTCCATGCTTCAACTCGTATTCGTTTAAAGAATATGGGGCAGATCAAGGACACCAAGAAGAACACCATTGGTATCAAGATTAGGGCACAGGTTATAAAGAACCGTTTAGGTCCACCTCTGAGAAGTGCTGACTTTCAACTATACTTTGATAAAGGTATTGATGATTTCGGTAGTTGGTTAGAGGTTCTTAAACAACACAACCTTGTTAAACAAGGTGGTGCGTGGTACACTTTAACAGATCAAGATGGAAAAGATCATAAGTTTCAATCGAAAGATTTTGAATCACTTATGGCTGATGAGGATACTCAGAAGTATGTCTACGATCTTATCTGTGAAAAAACCATATTGAAGTATGATTCGGGTAAACTTGGTATAGATGATGTATCAACAACCGATGAATTCGCAGATGAGTAATGGGTTATTGAAAAAACGATTCGCTGAATACAAAGATGAAATCTCTACTAAACCAGCACAACGAAAACCTAACGACCATGCTCTTATAATAGATGGATTAAATACATTTATTAGAGCGTTTTCGGTGAACCCATCCTTAAACGAGGATGGTTCACATGTAGGTGGTTTAGTAGGGTTTCTGAAATCAATCAGATTCGCCGTAAATAAATTCAAACCAACGAGATGTATTATCGTATTTGATGGTAAGGGTGGATCTAAACCAAGACAAAAGGTTTTTCCTGGTTATAAGGGTGGTCGTAAGGTTAGATCAAGGCTAAACCGAGTGGTTGATTGGACGGTCAATGCTCAAGATGAATCCGAGGCTATGAAGTTACAGTTGAGTAGATTGGTTGAATACTTAGAGAATCTACCATTAACCATATTATCCATCGATAATCTTGAGGCAGATGATGTTATGGCTTATGCTAGTAATGTATCATTGAAAGACTCTAAGGTTACGATCATGTCTACTGATAAGGATTTCTATCAGCTAGTAGACAAGAGGGTTCAGGTATACTCTCCTACTAAGAAGAAAACATATGATGAAGACTTGGTTTATGAAGAGTTTGGAATATACCCACAGAACTTGCTAACAGGTAGAACCATCGATGGTGATAGATCAGATAGTATACCAGGTGTAAAAGGTGTGGGGATTAAATCCTTGGTAAAGGAGTATCCTGAGTTATCAGAGAATGAACCATTTGATATTTTGATGTTGATGGATTCAGCAAAGGATAGGGAGACCAAGGTATCAAAACTAATAAATAACCATGAGCTTGTAATAAAAAGAAATTATTTACTGATGCAGTTAAAGGAGCCAGAAATACCTAATCACGCTAAACTTAGGATTACGGATACTATTCGTGATGTGATACCCAAAACAACAAAGTATAACCTACAGAGGTTATTGGTACAGGATAAGCTATGGGGGCATATTCCTAACTTTGATAATTGGGTAACAGAGTTTATAATATTAGGTCATTATTGGAATAATGTATGAATAAAACAAAATCTATATCGGAGTATGGGTATAACTTTCAGGTAAAGTTTATCGTCTGTTTGATTACAGATAAGCTATTCTTGGAACAGATTATCGATATCTTGGATGAGAAGTATTTGGGTAATGAATCATTTCATTGGATAGTCAAAGAGATAAAAGAATACTACGGTAAGTATAAGACAACGATCACCATGGATACCTTTAAGGTAAAGGTCGGTGAGCTAGACAATGAGATGTTGAAGCAGAACGTAAAGGATACGCTAAGAGAAGCATGGAAGTATGCCGAGGCTGCTGACTTAGAGTATATCAAGGATAAATCATTAGACTTTCATAAGACACAGGTATTGAAAGATGCTATAGTTAGGTCTGCTCAGATATTGGAAAGGGATGGTGATGTAGAAGAAATTAAATTATTAGTTGATGACGCTATGAAAGCTGGAACGGAGAGAAACTTAGGTCATGACTACAAGGTGGATTTTGAGGAAAGATATTCTGAAACTGCTCGTGTAACAACACCTACGCCTTGGGATATTATAAATGAATTAATGCAAGGTGGATTGGGTGCCGGTGAGTTGGGTGTGGTTGTAGCACCTGCTGGTATTGGTAAATCATGGGTGTTGAGTGGTATGGGTGCTTATGCTATATCACAAGGAAAGAATGTGGTTCACTACACCTTAGAATTAAATGAAGCATATGTTGGTCTGAGATACGATAGTATCTTTAGTGGTGTAGAGGGGCAGAACCTAATGTATCATAAGGATGAAGTATTGGAAAAGGTTGAAAATATAAAGGGTGATCTAACGATAAAATACTATCCAACGAGAAGTTGTACTGTGAACACCTTATCTGCTCATATCAAGAAAGCAACATCATTTGGTGCTGAAGTAGATATGATAATTGTGGACTATGCTGACATCATGAGAGATATAGGTAAGAGTACGGAGATGAGACATCAGTTGGGAAATATCTATGAGGATTTAAGAGGTTTGGCTGGTGAGATGCAGATACCGATATGGACGGCATCACAAGCAAACAGAAGTGCTTTGGATGAGGATGTGATTGATGCCAGTAAGGTTGCTGAATCCTATGCTAAGGTTATGACGGCAGATTTCGTTATATCCGTTAGTCGTAAGATAGAGGATAAGATTGCTAATACAGGTAGGTTTCATGTTATCAAGAACAGATTCGGTCCTGATGGATTAACTTATCCAGCAAAGATAAATACCAACATCGGTAAGATAGAGTTATTTGAATCTACATCAACACAAGGCAAGGAAGTGCAGAGTAAGATCAGAAGTAGGGATAATCAGACGAAACAGATGTTATCTGCTCGTTATGAGGATTTGATGAGTGATTAGTAAGGCTAAAATATTAACAGAAGTCATGGGATACAATCCATTGGATTTGGAATATGATAGGGTTGTTAAATCACTTGATACTACTGATTTAGAATACGGTGTGCAGGTGATATTTGATTACTATCGTAGACATGGATTCCCATATTATCAGATTCGTGAAGATGAGAAACACCAACATATGAGAAAGATGCAGAAGTTTGACATCAACACCATATTCAAAGATGATCAGATTATTCAAACCATGCACGGATTGAGATTATGTTGGTCTTACTTTTCACACGCTTGGGATGTCAGCTGTGGTGGTGCAAAATACACACCGATGGGTATTTACAATGATGATGAAAAGTTTAAAAGTGCCATACGAAAGTGTTGGAAATTATTTAATCATGTAAATGATAATACGATTAGAAAGATCCTAAAGATACATACTAATTCACAGGCCGTGAGTAACTTTCGACCAAGTGCTGCTAAACTGATATACGAGAAGTTCGGTGGCGATACCATTTGGGACATGAGCTGTGGTTGGGGTGGTAGGTTGATTGGATTTCTAGCAAGTTCAAGACCTAAGTATATTGGAACAGAGCCATCAAGTAGAACATTCAAAGGATTGGAACGGATAAAAAAAGATTTTTTTTACTTGACAAAGACGATAGAATTACATAAATTAGGTAGTGAAATTTATCAACCAGATAAAGAATCTCTGGATTTATGTTTCACATCGCCACCTTATTTTGATACCGAGAAGTATTCGGATGAGGGGACACAGAGTTACATCAAGTATCCAACTAAAGAAGAATGGATAAATGGATTTTTATACAAAACGATTGAGAATTGCTACAGAGGATTAAAGGGTAATAAATACATGTTGATCAACATAGCAAATACTCCAAAGTACAAATTTATTGAAGAAGAGACAATAAGAATTTCAAAGGAGTTGGGATTCAAGCAAGAGAAAACAATAGAACTAACGCTATCAAGCGTAATGGGTGCTGGATACAAATATGAACCGATATTTGTGTTTAAAAAGTGATTCAAAGGTCAGTATATATTATACTTATATTTGGTAACATTCCCAACAATAGTTAATAATTCCTAAAGAGGCAAAATACATGAAGAAAAAGTTTACATTAACGGACACATTTATAAACAAATACAAAAGAAGAAAAGCTCCGTTTGGTTTCAATGGTTTAGGTGAATTGGTTTACATGAGAACCTATTCGAGAATAAAAGAGAATGGGAAGAATGAGCGATGGTGGGAAACTGTACGAAGGGTTGTAGAGGGAACTTATACGATGCAGATGAACCATATTGAGAGTCATCAATTAGGATGGAATCCATGGCAGGCTCAAAGATCAGCTCAAGATATGTATGAAAGAATATTTACAATGAAGTTCTTACCACCTGGTCGTGGACTATGGGCTATGGGAACAGCGATAACCGAAGAACGAGGTTTATATGCTGCCCTAAACAATTGTGCATTTGTATCAACATCAACACTAAAGGATGATATGGCAAAACCATTCTGTTTCCTCATGGATGCTTCGATGCTTGGTGTAGGTGTAGGATTCGATACAAAGGGTGCTGGTGAGATAGTTATCAAGGGTGTGAATAAAGATAGGGACATCAGTACGTTTCAAGTACCAGATACTCGTGAGGGTTGGGTTGAATCCCTAAAGGTATTACTAGAAAGTTACTTTCATGGAACTGCTGAGGTAAAGTTTGATTACTCGTTGGTTAGACCAGAGGGTGATCCAATACATGGTTTCGGTGGAGTCAGTAGTGGATATAAACCATTAGAAGAAGTTCATGAAAGTATAACTGAAGTATTGGAAAAAAATAGTGGTGAACCAATATCAATAACAACCATTGTAGATATAATGAACCTAATCGGTAAGTGTGTTGTTGCAGGTAATGTAAGAAGAACTGCTGAGATCGTATTCGGTGATCCACATAACGAAGAGTATTTAGACTTAAAGAACTACAAGGTAAATCCACAAAGGGAAACATATGGTTGGACTTCTAATAATAGTATATACGCAGAACTTGGCATGGATTATACTGATGTATGTCAACGAATAAAAGACAACGGAGAGCCTGGTTTTGCTTGGTTAGAAAACATGCAAAAGTATTCTCGAATGAAGAATGGTGGGGATAATAAAGATCATAGAGTTATGGGTGGTAATCCTTGTTTAGAACAATCACTTAGAGANCATANGANNTATGTTGTTTAGTAGAAACATTTCCAACAAATCACGATTCATTGGAAGACTATCAGAGAACTTTAAAGTATGCTTATCTNTATGCTAAAACGGTTACATTGGGAAGAACTCATTGGGCTGAAACCAATAGNGTTATGNTNAGAAACAGAAGAATAGGATGTTCTGTAAGNGGAGTTGCTCAATTTATAACACAACATGGAATGGGTGAGTTACAGAATTGGTTGGAGACAGGATATGACACAATTCAAGAGTGGGATAATCAATACTCTGATTGGTTTGCTGTTCCAAAGTCAATTAAAACAACATCGGTTAAACCAAGTGGCACCGTTTCATTATTGGTTGGTGCTACTCCAGGAATGCATTATCCGGAGTCAAGATTTTACATAAGGAGAATGAGGTTATCAATACATTCCGAATTAATAGAACCATTGAAAAAAGCTAATTACACATTGGAACCTGCTTTCGGGTCTGAGGATACGACAATGGTGGTAGAAGTGCCAGTAGATGTCGGTGAGGGTATAAGAACTGCAGCTGAACTAACGGTTTGGGAACAATTCAGTTTAGCTGCTTTCTTACAGAG